CTAATGAGGTATCTGCTCTGCTAATGAAAGAGGGTACTAAGAACATAACGCGTGACAAAGAAGCTGCGCTGCTAAGACAGAAAAATGATACATCATTACAGGCTATTCGTAATAAACGCTCTGTGGCTGTTAGGTTTGCTGTCAAACTAGGTTATGATAGAACATTTGTTAAAAATGTATTATCTACATTGGTAGAAGAAACTGATACAGGGATATTATCATTAGAGCCTAAACGTATATGTGCTTATATTGATGATCGAATAAGATCTGATGCAAACACCAAAACGATAGAAGAAAGAAAAGGTAATAAAAATATGAAGGCTAATCAGGCTAAACCAACAAAAGCATTAAAACGATTAATTAAGTAAATAGTTATTAATTATTCCGGAGAGAACATGTTAATGAAACAATCAGAACAAGAAATAGAACAGCAAAAACTCGATCAATTTATTCAACTTTCAGAATTCAATCGAAAATCAAAACATTTCCCGGAGTTTGAGCAAGAACTTTATACAGGGGTAAAAAACAAGATCCGAGATTTGTTGTTATCAGAGTACAATATCTGCGAAAACAAAACAGAACAGTCGGCTATGTTACTAGCAATATCACCAGCACTGATAGAATTCAGTATCGGAGTACAAAATGGATAATCAACATAGAAAAATATCAGGTTATCGAGAATTGTCACAAAATGAAATTAACTTAATTAACTTAATTAAGTTAAAAGGTGAAGACGTGTATGACTTAATAAAATCATTACAAGAAATTCGTAGACAAGCAGGTATTATAGAGTTAGGTGATCAAGGATTAGCCGAGTCTTATAGATGTATAGATATAGCAAAAACTTCATTGCAAACTGGGTTTATGTGGTTAGTACATGCAGTAGCATTACCTAGATCCTTTTAAATATCAATTCTAAGGGGTCAAACGAGTGTTCTAAGCTATTTTAATGACTAAGCCATGCAATGGCTCCAGTTCATAATTAAAGTTCCTTAGAATAGCTTACAGAGATTAGGTACTATAATATCCAATATCGTGTTTATTAAGATAGATTAGGTACTATAATATCCAATATCATGTTTATTGAGATCAATAGAAATCATTAATAACGTTTAGCTTATGGTAAAGCAACATATCTGATAAAGTGTTTATAGTGGTTCGATTCCACTAACGTTATATCAATTCTAAGGGGTCAAACGAGTGTTCTAAGCTATTTTAATGACTAAGCCATGCAATGGCTCCAGTTCATAATTAAAGTTCCTTAGAATCGCTTACAGGAAAGGAGAGATATGAGCTTTATAGATAAAATAAAAAATATTGATATAAATGTATTTAACCATGAAGTATCAGAATATTACCAAGGATGGGAAGCATGTGATCAATATGCCTTTGATGTTCTTAATGGTGATGTAATAACTAACACTCATGTAAAAGAGTCTTGTGCTAGATATATTTATGACAGAACAAGAAAAGATCTTGAATACAGAGTAGGTGAAATAGATCAAGGAATAAAATTCACTAATTTATTGAAACATATTAAAGGTGCTATATCAGGTAATCCTATGTTATTAATGAATTGGCAAATATTTATTATTGGTAATTTATTAGGATTTTATTTCAAGAAGGGTGCAAGGAAAGGGGAAAGACGATTTACTAAAGGATTATGCTTAGTTGGTCGTGGTAACTCTAAAACTACTTTAGCTGCATGTTTAAGTATATTGTTCTTATTGAATTCACCTAATGGGTCGCCTAGTGTATTCAGTGCAGCCAGAACAAGACAACAAGCAGGGTTATCATTCACTGATACTAAGAAAATGATAAATGGTGCAGACTTTAGCATAAGATCTATGTTTGAGGTACATTCCCATGACATATCAGGGCTAATTAATGATTCATTATTTAAACCTCTCGCATCAGAAGCACAATCTGTTGATGGTTTAAGATCATCACTAAATATCATTGACGAATTAGCATCGCACACATCAGGTGAAATGATGTCAACGTTGATCACTGGTACATCAGCGACAAAAGATCCTTTAACTTTTAGTATCTCTACAGCAGGTATACAATTAGATGGCGTTTGTGTACACGAAAGAAACTTAATTCGTGACATTAATGCTGATCTTATCAAAGAAGATTCTTATTTTGGAATAGAATTTAGTATTGATGATGATGATGAATGGGATGATGAATCAAAATGGATAAAATCAAACCCAGCACTAGGTCACGCGGTAAATATTAACTCCCTTAGATCAGAATTAGCGAGAGCTAAGCAATCTCAAGTTAATAAAACCTATTTTAAAACAAAATATTTGAATGTATTTGTTAATACAAATAACAATCCTTACATCAGTACCGATGAATTAGAAATTAACTGTGCTAGAGATATAAACATCAAAACCTATACAGGTAGAGAATGTTATATCGGTATGGATGGGGCGCAGAGATTTGATTTAGCGGCTGTTGCTTTATTATTTCCTGAGCAAGACGGATCATTGACTGTATTTTTCAGACATTATGTACCTAGAGGTGCATTTAAAAATTTAACTAGCACAAAATTTGAGATGTACAATCAATGGGAGGCTGATGGTTTACTTACTGTAACAGAAGGAAATTCTATAGATTTTGAATTTATAAAAGATGATATACGTTTTGCAGCTAAAAAATTTGATCTAAAAATGGTTGGATATGATCCTTATGCACTAGCTCAAGTAGCAATGGAGTTAGAAAAAGAAAAAATAGAAATGGTTGAGGTCAGACAAGGTTATGCACAATTATCAGAGCCTTCAAAACTTTTACAATCATTAGTTGCTGATGGGTTACTCAATTATGATAGAAACGATAAGGTATTTTTATGGTGTATGGCTAACGCATGTATGTCAGAAGATCAAAACGCTAATATAAAAGTGCATAAAGATAAACTAAAAACCCACGATAAAATAGACCCTGTTATTGCGTTAATAACTGGATTAAACCCTCAAATACTTAAAGAACCAAAAAAACCCAGTAGTTATACTGCAAGAGGAATGATTTCTATCTAAGGAACACTCATTAAATATAAAATAAAACAAGGAGATCCAGATGTCAATTAAGAGTTGGGTTGCCGCTAAACTAAACATAGAAACTAAGAGTAACCCTTATTCAGATTCCTCTTTTTTTGGAAATATATCTAACAATTTTGCTGGAATTGCTGTAACCCCTGATTCTGCTATTAGGCATAATGATGTATATACTTGTGTAAGAATAAAATCAGAAGCATTAGGACAAATACCTATCTTGCTTTATCGACAACAAGATAACATCAAATATCAAATAACATCAGGTAGAGAATTCAATATATTTACCTTACGTCCTAACCCATATCAAACATGGCAAGATTTTACAGAGATGTATGTTGCTGCGCTAGAATTGAGAGGTAATTTCTTCGCTGAGATAAAACGAAACAAGTACGGAAACGTATATGAAATTGTTCCTTTTAGGTACCAAGGATCGGTTGCAGTAAATATGAACTCATACGGTCAAGTTTATTATACTTATGGAACTAATGGATTAAAAGCTGGCACTGAGGTAAGAAGTTTTTCCCCTAGTTCTATATTACACGTTAAGCTGAACTCGTTAGACGGATACAAAGGTATGTCTCCTATATCTTATGCTGCACAAACAATCGGATCTGCAATAGCTGGAGAGACACATGCGGCTAATTTATTTACTAACGGTGCAAGACCATCAGCAGTTTTGGAAACAGATCAAAGCTTTGGTGATGATTTTGAAATAGTAGAACGATTAAGAACACAATGGAATGATTTGCATAAAGGTGCATCTAATGCTGGTAAAACTGCAATATTAGAAAATGGCTTAACATATAAATCTATACAGATGTCTGCGGTTGACTCCCAGTTAATAGAACAACGTAAATTTTCAAGAGAACAATTATCCTCGATATTTAGAGTTCCTATTCACATGCTAAATGCAGCAGCAGGAATGAAATATAATACTATAGAGCAAAATAATATTAGTTTCTTCAGAGATGCTTTGATGCCATTAGCTACAAAATTAGAAAATGCTATCAATCCTATATTACCAAATTCTCATATTATTAAGTTTGACCAAAAATCATTTATTCGAGGTGATAGATCTTCTCAAGTTAAAAATGTTAAAACTGAAATAGCTATGGGTACAATGTCAATCAATGAAGGAAGAATTGAATTAGGACAAGAGCCTATTGACGGTGGAGATGTTTATGTTATTGCAACTAACAACGCTACGTATGGAACGTGGGATAATTTGGATAAAATACAACAAGCAAATAATGGAAATCTAGTTAGTACCAATATAAATCCAGATCCTAGTACAGCTACAGGTGCAAATGATAACACTAAACCAGCTAAAGATCTAGCAAAGGTAAAAAAAGTAACAAAGGTAAAAAAATGAATAATATAAGTCAACGATTTGAAATAAAAGCAAACAATGACTCTACTGGTTCATTTACAGCATATGGTAATGTATTTAATGTTGTTGATGAAGCTGATGATATAACAATGAAAGGCGCGTTCTTAAACTCAATCAAGCAGCACAAAGATAATAACACGATGCCTAGATTGTTAGAGCAGCATGGTCATAGATCGATGCCTATAGGGATAATTACCGATATATTTGAAGACACAAAAGGTCTTAAATTCTCGGGTGAATTGAATTTAGAAACTCAAGCTGGTCGGGAAGCATACGCTTTATTAAAACAGGGTGCTATAGATACCTTTAGTATCGGATATATAACTTTACAATCAGAACAACAAAATCATAACGGACAAATGGTTCGTGCTTTATTAGAAGTAGATCTCAAGGAGATAAGTTTAGTGACATTTGCGTGTAATCCTGAAAGCAGGATTGAAAGTATTAAATCTGCATTAAGTAAACATGAAACAATAACAACAAAAATGGTACAAAAGGCTTTACAAGAGTCAGGTTTGTCAAATAGACAAGCTGAACAAGCAATAAATCAAATCAAATCAGTAGATTTGTCAACAAAGGAGTCAGAAATGACCAAAGAAAATATTGATCTTAAATCGACTGAAACGATTAATAAAGACCAAGAACAGAAGTCAGTAGATGTTAATAAAGAACAGAAACAAGAACAGAAATCTAGTTACTGGATGAAGGATACTCTCGAAGATCCTATCGTGTCCGTGTCATGTTTACAAGATGTGCTGATGTATTTATCTCCAACTGCACATCAAGCTATGATTGCTATAGCAGAGACAGATCGAATAGCTCAACTAGCTATTATTGATCCTGAGCAGAAGTCAGAACAAACTCTAGATCAAGAACATAAGTCTGATCAAACTCTAGATCAAAATATGGAAAAAGAATTAGAACAAAAACAAGAACAAAAATCTAAAGAAATTAAACTTACCACTGAAGATATTCAGGGTTGGTTCAAAGAATAGTAGGGATCTACAATTCTAAATTAGTGGGCGACTACTCAAAACAACAAAACAACAAAACACTAAGGTAATAAATCCCTATGGATATTAATGAAATTAAAGCAGCAGTAAAAACTATTGTTGAAGAAAAAAATGCAGAAGTTGTGACTGAATTAAAAGCACAAAATACTGTTTTAGAACAAAAAAATGCTGAGTTAGAAACATCTCTAACTGAAGTAAAGAACACACAAGCTGATTTAGAAGCTAAATTTGCTGAAAATGTTGTACAAACTAAAGAAGCTGATTATAAATTTGATGTTAAAGCAGCTAACGTAGAACTTAAAAAAGCAATGTCAGGTGACAAACAAGTAGAGCTTAAAGCTTTAACTATCACTGGCGTTGGTGGTCAAGTTCTAGCTATTGATCAAGAATTAGGTCGTGTTGTAATCGAACGCGCCCGTGAAAATGTATCAATTTTAGGTGCAATCGGAACTAAAACCGTAGCTAGCACAGATTACCGTGAATTGGTACTTAAAACCTACCCAGCAACAGCAGAACAAGGTGAGCAGATCTCGGGTGTAGCATGGACATCTACTGCCACACAAACTTACGTTGAAGTTAAAATGAAAGTTGGTAAGCAGTATAGCAAACCACAAATCTCTTCTGAAGCTGTTGCAGATCCAGCGATTGATATTTTCGCACATTTAGAAGTTCTATTATCGGAAGAAATCTCTCGTTATTGGGCTACACAAGTGTTAGGTGGAAACGGTACAGCTAATCAAATCAAAGGTATTTTGTTTGATGGTAAAGATTCTGGTTTAACTGGTCACATGGATACTCGAGATCCTACTGTAGTAGCTGATGCTGGTGTTCAAGGTGATTCTTGGAAACCTGTTACTACTCGTAATCCAGAAGTATTCCCTGTAATTCCTACCGCTACTATCGGTGCATTCCCTGTACTAGATAAAGCATTTATGGATTTATTGATTGATGCTACTGTTATAGTTCCTAGCAAATATCTTGCTGCATCAAAATGGACTATGAATAGACGCACATTAGGTGCTGTTCGTAAACTTCGTGATACCCAAGATCGTCCATTAGTTCAGTTTGAAGCTGGTAACTTTAATTTAGTTGGTTATCCAATTATGCTAGAAGATTATATGCCTGATGCTGCTGTTGATTCATTCCCAATTATCTTTGGTGATTTGAAATCTGCTTATAACTTAGTTAATATTGATGAAAACTATCTAGTTGACCCTTACAGTGTTGATGGCGCAGTCGTGCTTAAAACTTCAGTGCGTAAAGGTTCATTGATTGGTAACAACGATGCTATTGTAGTTATTCAAGCAACTGACAAAAATGGTATCTAATATCCTTTAACATAGGGGCTAATTCTAGCCCCTTATTTTTTAGGAGATATTATGATCACTAAACAATTAACTTACCCTGTATTAGATATAGTTAATATTGATGAAGCATTAGAACACTCAAGGATAACAGACGTTCAAGATGAAGTTATGGTTCAAATGGCTTTAGAGTCAGCCCATTCAATGGTACAACAATGGCTAAATAGAAAATTAAAACCTACTCAAATGATAGGGTATCTATCAAAGTTTAGTTTTAATGTTGTTCTTCCTTATTCTCCAATTATATCAATAGAAACAATAACTTACTTCGATGGTATTAATACTATTACTGTTCCTACTACTGATTATACATTCAATGATATAGTAGGATCTTTACGGTTTAAATTTAATCTTTCTATGTTTACTGATTTTAAAATAGCTTATACCTGTGGATACAACTCGACAGATATAATACCTAATGCGGTAAAACACTCAATTCGTATGACATTCGCTACATTATATGAAATGCGAGAAGATGCCTTAACTGGTACTCAAATAAATGAGGTTCCTGTATCAGCAAGAAATATTTTAAAGACCTTTAGATTAAGGACTACAAAATAATGGCTATCAACTCAGGTAAATATAGACATAGGATCAAGATATATACTAATTCTAGTGCTAGAGATGTGTATGGTGGATTAGATAACACGAGAACATTAATTGCTAATCCTTGGTGTAAATTAAGAGTATTAGCTGATGTTGAAGTTTCTGGTTTAACTACACAAGGTCAAACAAGAATAGAATTTGAAATTCGTTATTCAAGATCATGTATTGAATTAACATCTGATATGTTTTTAGTATTTAAAACAAATGAATACGACATTATATCAATAATTAATCCTGATGAAATCAATGAAAAATTGCTGATAACTGCAAAAAGGAGATAATATGTCCTTTATTATAGATTTAAAAAATCATTTAGAAGCAGCAACAAATTTCTCTGTATATCCAATACACATACCACAAGGATCGCAATTACCAGCGATACAATTAGATGAAATTTCCTCTGTACGGGATCATGATTCTAATTTAGATAAATCTAATATAAAAAAAGTAAGAATACAACTAACTATAGTTACTAATAACACTAAGCAAACTTTAGATAACAAAGAAGTTATTGAATTGTTATATGAGAATTTTAGTGGGTTTATTGGTGCAACAAATATATTAATAGCAAGAGTTGAAACTAGCGTTTCTACTTATGACAAACAAACATTAAATTTTGAATTTTCATTAGATGTTATATTCAAGATTTTAATTTAATTCAAGCTAATAACTTGATAAGGAAATAAAATGGCAGGATTAACGGATATTACAATATCCAATTATACTGTGTTGCAGTATACACCTGATGCTGGTACTACATGGGTTGATATAACTAATGTAAACAGTATAGGTGATCTAGCAGATCAAAAAACTGTAGTTGATGTACAAGAGTACGGTGCGACATATTTACGTAAATTAGTAGGAACAGCGAATGCAGGAACAGTTGACATAACAGTTAATTTTAGTCCAGCAGACGCATCACATACTTATTTATTAGCATCATATCAGGCAGGATCAGCAGAGACCTTCAGATTGGTTATGTATAACACAGCAGCTAAAACTTTAGGTAATTATATTCAATTTAATGGTTTCGTAGGAACCAAAACATTATCAAATGCTTTTGATGCTGCTAGAACAGTAGTATTTAGTATAGCAGTAGATGGTGCTTTAGGTTCTCTTACAGCTAATCTTTAATTAATATGGGGCGCAAGCCCCTATTTAGGATATAACATGTCAGGACAATCTACATCAAAAGATCAATTTTTAGTAAAAACTTACACTAAAGGATTCAAAGAACTTAGTGATATGTTAAGATCATTTATTGATCCAGTATTTAGAAAACGCGCATTGTTAGAAGCTGGTCGTAAAACAATGGTTCCTATGGTAGAAAAATTTAAAAGATCCGCCCCTTTATTAGAAGGAGATATGTTAAAGAAAAATCCTAATACTCCTGCTGGTATTTTAAAAAATTCTATTAAGTATACAGCAAGATATTCACCAAATGTAAAATACTCTAAACATGGTAAGTATGTTAGCTTATCTAAGTATGAATACGCTGGACAAATAAGAACAGATAGTAAATCAGAACAATTTGCTAAAGTTATGGAATACGGTAGACCAGCATTTAAAGCTACTAGAGATGTAGTTTTTGGAAATGTTGTATATCCTTATGATGTTATCATTCCTGCTGTTAAACCTACAGCATTTATGAGGAAAACATTAGATGCAAATTATTATAGAATGATAATAACATTTAAAAAACAGCTTAAATTAGCTATAGACAAAAAAAAAAAGAAAGAACTTACTAGAATAAATTCATCAACAAGAAAGTTGATAAAAAAAGAAAAGATGCTTTCTAATATAAACCAATTATAACAATTAACAGGAGAAACTATGTTTGATAAAAATAAATTATTCAGTATTAAACCTAAAATTAATAAAGTATACATCAAATCAATAAAGGAAGATATTTTCGTAAAGGAATTTATTGTAGCTGAAAGAAATAAAGTAAGAGAGTCAAATAAAACTGAGGATTATCAATTAATTATGATGATACTAGGTGTATGTGATGAAGAAGGTGTGCCAGTTTTCGATATAAACGATCTTGAACATTTATCAAAATTACCACAGGTTGTGGCTGATGAATTGATGTTGGCTGTTGTTGAACATAATGAGCCTAAAGATTCTCTACAAGAAGCAAAAAAGTAGCCAGAGATCCGATAAGAAAATTTCAACTTGAATTATGTATAGCATGGTCTCAACCACTAGAATATATAGAGTCTTTACCAGATTCTATATTATCTGAGTTTATGGCATTAGATAGTCTTATGCCATTTACTCCTACAGCATCCGCATATAGAGAGGGATTATTATGCACTCTGATTTACAATCAAAATGCTACAAAAAGATCAAACATTATATCTGTAGAAGAACTATTTCCTTATCTTAAAAGTGGTACTCCTGACTGGTTAGAAGATCCGAGAGTTAAAAAAGCTAAGAAATTAATAAACGCTATAAGCTGTCATTCACCTGAAGTTTATAAATATAGTCACGATGATATTTGTGATAAAATTAAAGAAGAAATTGTTATCGAAAATAATAAACTGAACCCAGATAAGTATGTCATTAACAAACTAAAACAATTCTTAAAAGAATAGGAGATAAAATGGCTAGAAATCAAAGTGTCGGTCGAGTAAGTATAGAAATGACTGCTGATGTAGTTCAGTTTGTTAATAAATTACATAAAGCTGATAAAGACGGTAACGGTTCATTACTTAGAATAGCTAGAGGCTTTCAAAAGACCTCAAACGCGGCAAAAAAAAGCTCTAAAGGTATAGATGGACTTTCTGGCAGACTTAAAAATATGGGGCAAAC